CCTCGTACTACTAACAAGATTGCGGTTCCAGTATAAAAAATCGTACTGTTCCCCCCGAAGGAGGAACAGTAGTGAAAACTACTGGACAATCTAATTAGTCCTTCGGGGTTTATAGCAAGAGTAAAAGAAAAACAAGTTAATCTGTAATTCTTATGGTGACATAGCAATAAATTGCAAGTATGTACTCTAGGCAGCGACCGCACCGCTGCATATTGTTTAATGACCTTCCCAGGTCCCGTAAATTAATACGATAGTATTTTAATCCACTTCTGGTATTATTTTTATTTCACCTATAATAAAAGGTTAGATGTTTAACTCGGGCAGTAATTCTATATTACATTTAGACGCCGTCGCTCTTCAGCTAAACATTAACTGAAAGAGGAGTTGGAGGAGTGTAGTTGTACATTCGGGGTACACCAGTGAAGAAAACAGGATTGAAATCAACACCAGCTGCCCAATATACATCTACTCGTGGCCAAACAACACTACCAGCAGCACCAGTCTCTAATACACTAAAATCAGCATCAAAACGCGTACCATCATAAACAGTGTCAATAAAGTCACTATTTCGCTGCGAAAAAGCAGCAGGCATAAAACGTGTACGAGCATACTGTGGAATAACAGCTGAAACAGCCATTTGTGTTTTTCCATTAGTAACTGTCATACCTCCATGACCAGCTGGCCACATAGGAATTTGTGTTGCTCCATTCGTTTTTGTTGACACTTGTAGTGAAATAAGGGATGCACCAGCATTAGTACCATAGTAATTAAATGCTGTATTCCGAACAACATTATTCGGAGTATTCAATCCACAAAAATTGTGATCAATACGAGTAAGTGACATAGATGACATATCCGATATCCATCCATTTGTACTCACATTCGCATGCACAACAACACTACCACGATAACCTGCAAACGCCGCCAACACCCAATTGATAGGGTGATTGGTAGCATAATTAATTGGTTTAGCACCAGTTGCAATAACTGATGTTGCCCAATTGTATGAGTTTGAAGTTTGAAACCCATATACAGGAGGTAAACGATCAAAGCAATTGATAGTATGAAAACACCAAGGTGTTGTCACACCTGAACAATCTCCTTGATTCAAACCAACGTACTGTGTCAAAGCACGCGTTGTTCGATGAAGAATAGTTCGCAATGAACCAATTCTTTCTCCAACAGTAATATCTGGTATGCGCTCTGAAAATTTCACACTTGACCCATCAACAACATTTTCATTAACGACCCCGCTCTGAATGGCGGCGACCGTAGTGTTGAGGGGTAAGGTGGTAGGAGCAGCAAATTCCATATCCTCCAAAGTTTGCGCAGAAATCAAAATATCTACGGTACTTGACGCCGTGGGACCGGTCAAAGGATTCAAAACACCCAATACAAAATGCCCGTTGAATGCAGAATAATCTACAGTAGGAGCAGTGCTCTGCAAAGCAGAAGTCACTGTCGTTTTCAACCAAGGCGAAATCGCTTTATATGGTATGTCAAATGTGAATTCCTGATCGGGAGACGAAAGATCAAAGATCTTACTAAAAACAGCAGTCTCAACTCCCAAAGCTGTGAGGGTTCCATTCGGATCCCAACACACAATCAATCGACCTTTATGATACATTGATCTTTCAACACGAAAAGTATATCTCATTCCACCTCTCCAAAAACGAAAACAAGCTGCTAACCACCCAGAGGGTGTATAATAATGCAAAGTTTGACTCGTACCTGCAGCTGTTCGTAGAATAGATGGAGACACAGTTCCATGTTGAATAATTGTATTCGCCGGAATCGACGAATTCCACGCTACAATTTTCACAAGGCTCTTCTTCATTGCCAATGTCTGGATTATTAGTGGATCATCACCAACGTCACCAGTCACACGATTGTCAATGGTCACCTCATTTGCGGGATCGATAGCCAATTTATCAATAGGCATTCGAGTTTCCGTATTTGCAAAAGCATGATATACTTTATTTTGGACAGGATTGACGTTAGACGTCACAGGAGCATTTGAAAATCCAAAAATTTTCGCAATTCGCGAAACTGCAGTTGCTCCAATATCCACTGCTCGTGCATACGGGCCAATGCTCCCAGCATTGGCAAACTTCTGTGCAAAACCAGCAATAGCAGCAGCAGGTCCAGAAATAACTCCAGACTGCAAAATTGCTTTCACAGTTGGACCTGAAATTTCAATATTACAGGCTCGAGCATAAACAGAAACAGTAATACCTGTACCTGTCACGCCATTTGCTGATTGGAGTTGCGAAAAAACAGAAAAATACAATTTTCCCATTTGTTGAAATTGACTAACTAAAGCCGTGTTCAACCATGAATGGGGCCATAAAAATGGCAATTCCATTTCTGCAACAGAAGTCACTTGTGGTTCCAACATCACTCCAGGAGTTTGTGATAGTGGAATTACATCTTCAGTTGTCAAAGGTGCAAATTTTCCTGAATTCAATGGGTCATAACACACACGCATAGCGCCGTAATAAAACGGTGAAGCATTAAACCTAAATTCAAGATGCAAATTACAATGTACCCGAGAAAAGTTCGCTAACTTACTCGCAATATATGTATTGCTAAAATATGCTTGCCATGGATACAAAGTACGAGGCGAGAGCGAAAATGTATCACTCTCAAGCCAAGTAAATTGATCAATTAGCACTGGTCGTTCCAAAAATTTACCCAATGAAGCCATTTCATCAGTATGTTCACCATAAGTCGGTTCAAATTCCGTAACACGGATATCAGACTCAGGCAAACCAGCATCAACGAATTGAATCGTTTCTTGCTGTACTGCTGTAACAGGATCATCAGCTTTCAAAATTGGATCAACAACTTCTTCACTCTGAAGAATAGCATTTTCCCTCTTCAATACAAGGTGTGTGGCAGGGAAACACCAATCACACTCAGGTTCTTCATTTAATTCAAAATTCGCGATTCATTTTTAAAGTCAGGTATAGAATCTTACTCCTGACCGCCTTTGAAGAATTCTTGGTGTCCAACTACACCATCTCTAAAAAGAGACTTCGGGGAACGCCCGCGTGGGATGCACACAAATGCAAGATATAGGGTTCTCTCCATTCAAATATCAGGATCAAATTGTGTGCCTGCCAAGGTTTTGCCTAATTGGCTCGTTCATAGCAGCCTGAACGATGTTCCGGATTGCAGCATGCACTGAAATGACGATTTTCCAACTCTTCATAAGTTGGAAATGTCTCTTCAGGCACATAAGCACGTATGCCAGCGGCTTCTACAATACGACGGAATTTTGGAATATACTCAGCATACTTCTCAGGTCCATATTGGAAAACTTCACCCACAGCACTACGAATAGTCTGTGCAGCTTGTTCCTCAGGACACACTGTCTTGCTAGCTACACAAGAAGTCAACATCTTATCCAGTGACGCCCATTCCAACGGGCAAGCCACTCTACCACTCTCAAGTTCCACGAATTTACGTTTCAAAAACGAAATATCACGGATATTCAAGAATGGTTTGGATTCAGTTTCCTTATCTGCCATAGTATACACAACATCATATTTGGCAAGCTCATTTTGAATCGACGTATGATTGAACCAGTCAATCTCCGGATTCACATTCAATGCATTGTCATCACCATACGTAATAAGATTGACATAATCACGAAATTTCGTCACATCATGATCAGGTGCCAATTCATGAAATACATAACGCATATACAAACTATTCACAAGACAATTGATGATGACAGTCAAAGCATGTCCAGATGGATTTGATCCAAAAAATTCGACCAAATCACTTTGAACCAACGTCAAAGGATATGCAACATCATTGGCAATACACCAGACTGCACGAATATCTTCTTCGCTACGTCCAGCAGCCTTCAATACATTCACAATCACCTCAAAAGCAGCCAAAATGAACATTGGTGACATTCGTTTGTCAAACTTCGAATAATCACCAGCAACACAAGTGTCAAGACCAAAAAATGTCAAATACTCATACAATTCTTTCCACTTGCAACTGTTGCAATTCAATCCTGGAGCACCCTCAAAGATAAAGGGATTCATTTGGAAAACTCTCACAAATGATAAAAGTTGTTGTCGGTACACAAACTGCCAAGCAGCAGGACCACCCATGAAACCACGGGTTTTCTTGATAGCAACTTTTGCTTCAGGAACGGGCTCATCTTTCAAACTCATCACAAAAACAGGCATATAACGTTCACCACGTGCATATACATCACGAATCAAACGAATTTCTTCCCACACTTCCTCAGTATATTCCACAGCATCACTGTAGACTTCATCACTAGGGATTGGGAGAATATAATTCTCTTTTGATTTACGATACGGAAATCCCATGCTTGTTTGTCTCTTAATTTTATCCAGAAATTTCACACCTGGATATCCATTCATTGTGGTCTTATCATCCAACTTGATGATCTCGGCCAATTGATCAGACTGTAATTGACTAAGGATATCTTCGGAAAAGCTTTCAACACACTTGTCCAAAACACCTTTATCAAACAAAAATTTTTGAGTCAGAACAGGTTCAACGTTCTTATGCCAAACTTCAGGTCCCTTCATAAGTGGGGGAACACAACGCTCAACAAATCCCTCATCGACAGCAGCATCAGCAATACAAGTGCGCACAACACGAGATTTAGGAGCAGCACGCCAAACTTTGCCAACTTCACTACCATACAAATTAGCTTGACCCTCTTCAGGCCAACGCAAAACTGACTTGTTATGGAGTGATCCAAGTTTCATACCACGCAAATTTGGTTCTCCACATTGGATTTGCATACCAAAATGAGATAACGCAGCATCAATATCACTCTTCACAATTGCATTCGCTCCGGAAACACCAACAGATTTAGTCCATTGTTGATGAATTCCAAGAATAATTGGTCCACACGGAGTAAAACCAATCAAAGGTGATCCACAATCACCAAATTCTGTAGGAACGGATGGTTGCCCAAACCACACCTTCATAGTGTGTTTGAGTTGAGGATGAGTATCCTCATTGCAATGAATCGCATCAACATCATTCGTCGATGGAAATTGTGAAAAACGTGCATTCACATATGAGCCAGAACAAACCAAACTCGTAAATTCACGTTTAAAGAAAAGACCAGTCAAGTCAGCTTTTGGTGGTAAAACACACCAAAAGAATGCCAAATCATGCTCAGGGATACGATAAATCATACTCTGAGACAACTTAAATGAAACATTCTTGCCAACATTTCCAGTTGTGGGTTCTTGGGTCATATCCACCATAAACTCACTAACTTCTGGCATACAGTGATTATTGGTAACATAAATATGTCCACCAATGCAAAAAGAAGTCGCCGGAATAGTATGCTTCATATCAGCATCTTCCCAGTAACTCTTAATAGCCACTACATTCTTCTTCACAAATTGCAAAACATCATCTCGAGATAACTTCGGATTATTCCAACCTTTCGTCAATGATGGCAAATAAAAATCAGTAAGTAAGATCTCATCTCTCACCCATGGATTCTCTTTGTCATCCTTTGCAAATTCAGAAACAACGTTACCTTGTAAATCACCAAAAAATGTCTTCGCAAACATTGATGATGCTTTCCAAATCGTCCATGCTCCCAACAACAAGGCACACAAACCAACAACTTTCCAGTTCACAAAAGTGTTGTACATTCGTTCACCAGCTGCTGACATCAAGCGCTTGAATTTCTTCACTTGGTACAACACAACAAGATCTGATGCTTTTTCCATCACCATATCTGTTGTAGAAAATACTAATTGAGAAACTCCACTTGCCATTGAACGTGCAACGACATGCGCCAATTCAACTCGATCATCAACCCAATCAAGAGTCTTAGTCAACATTGATCGACGATCCAACATTTCATCATCAGTCAATTCAAATTGATCCAAAGGTTCAACAACAACTTCTTCTTCACGGAACAAAGGAACATCAAAAACACTAGTCGGTGAATTGGAAAACAATTCCCTAACTTGTGTACACAAATCAATATACTTTTGCTCAAAATGTCCATGAAGTTGGTAATATTCAAACGCTTCCGAATGAATATCACCAGATTGAATTGAAGATTCTTCATTGTCACAACGACAACGAGATTCAGGATAAAAGCACTGCTTACAAATAGCAATTTCAGCCATATGTTCAATAGCAGTACGACACTTATTTTGTGACAACAAGTGTTCCTTTGATGCAGCAGAAAAAACTGCAAGAAAATCGTAAATATCATCAAATTCAGCAATAGTTTCAACACTTGCTACTGATCCACTGTTTCCAGGGGAAGCAACAAGTTTCTTCCACTTGATATTCCACGTATTCTGCAATTCTCCTTCATCAATTTCAATCTTCGAAGGATCAATCATTGTTGTTGCACAAGAAACTCCTGCAATAACATGATGTGCACGATACTCTTCTTTCACTGACAATTCAACAATCCACGGAAAACGACGACGAACAGCCAATGGACATTGGAAATATGCATGTGCATTCAAATCTTCAGTGTTTGTTGTAGCCAACAACAGATCTGGACGAACAGGTACGACACCTTTATCTTCCAAATCAGCCATTGGAGCCACAAACGAAACACCATTTGACAACAAGATCACATCAGCAATAGATGGATCAACTTCTCCGCCATTCGGCTTAAACATCGCAGCATCATCCAAACGAATACACCACTTTGATGTTTTATAACCAGAATAAAACTTGTCTAAACAATTACGAGTCCACATATTTCGAGGATTTGCATCCTTTCCATGTACCTTCGCATATTGCTGAAACAAAAGAGAAGTAAATTGTGTCTTAGCCACCTGTGAATCTCCATAAATCAATACAGAGAACGGTGGACGACGATCTTCCTGCGCAGCATCTTTGGACAAATACTTTGCACTCACTAATCGCAACTCACGCACCAAACGCTTTGCTAAAATTCGATCATGTTCATCTTCAACATACTTCACAATCTGTTCTCCTTCATCAATAGCAGATTGCATACGTTGCAAAAATTCATGTTCATCAATTTGAGCAACTTCTGGACAATTCATCTTCATTGCATCTTCTGTGACACGGTTTGCCTTATCAACCCATTTAGAATAAGAAGCAGAGGAATGGAAAAACGGTGTAACTGAACCCAGTTTAACCGCCTGCATTCCACGCTCCAAAAACCAAACAGTTGTATCAAGGATGGAGAAAATAAAATCATCAACAGATGAATATTGCTTTCGCACATTTCTCTCTTCAAAACTGTTATAATTCAAGCTCTCAAACGATAATCCCAAAGTCTTAAAAAGACCAAAGGACAAAAAGTACTTAAGAAGGCTTGAAAGGCGCTTCACAAATGCTGAAGTTTTGATACTTCTAGCATTACTCAACAATGAACGGGCTCCAGAAACAGCCCATCCAAATTCAAAACCAGATTGTAAAGATGATGATTCATCCAACACTTCTTTCGTTATGTCAGACAAATTATCAGCTACCCATTGGCCTAAATCAATGGCACTGGTAATGATATTACATCGCGTAAACATCTTAAATGCACGCATAAGGCTTCCAATTACCTGAGAATTACTCTTAGCATTCATCAGGTCTTGCAGGGCAAGAGGCAAAGCTTCAAAAACATTAATCACAATCTCAATAATGTTTTCCACTTCTTCTTCTCGTACTCCTACGAATGCTTGGATTTTTGAAACGGCAGAATCCAATAAACCGCGCATGAAACTAACATCTCCAGATTGTAAACCTGAAGGTGCAAGATTCGCATAATTTCCAGCTTCCAACAGATCATACGTCAACTCCAATCTGTCACGCAACTCTTCTTGCTCAAGATAAAATTGAAAGGAACGAACTCGGGTGCAAAAGGACATTTTAAAATCGGAAAAATGTTATGGTTGTACTGGAATTTGAAATACTATTTAGCCCATAGCTGGGGTTCCCACTATCTGCAGTGGTTACCAGAACTCGGCACTTTTACCTAGTTCGATGTCTCCAAGACCTCATTAACCGAAAGAGAATACCTATAACAGTAGATAGTATGATTGACAACATTTCCAATCATAAACTGCTCATATAAGGATAAAATCAACTTACTGGCTCAAAAACAACAAGTGTGTACCGGCATACTATGCCATGCAGTGACTTGTTATCTCTGGTCTCAATGGTCACTTTTTCAAGGAGAGTGTTTCTCAGACAGGTCATTATACAAAATCAAATATTTATGTTTTGTCTGAATTTTCTTCTTTTTACATTTCCTTTTTATGGATTTCTTCAACATCCAACAAAATAAAAACGACACTAAAACAGGGGAAACAACTTTTTTGCTTAACGTACATCGTGTTTAGAACATACGGGACTGGTATCGGTGTCCAACCGTGTGTAAAATATTATGTGATTACAGCTCACACTGGCGCAAATATAAAACCAAGTTTATTATCAAATCAATTCAATCAATGAACAATCGAATATACATAATTATCATCAGATAATCATGCATATAAGACAATTTATTAATCAAATGATCATAAACAACAAACTTCAAACAATATATAATTACTATGTAAAAACATAGTAATTAT